AAGATCAGTCCCAACTGGAAGATGTTGGCTGAGAACACGGTCATGAAGCGGGCATAACGACTCATCTCCGTAACCCGCGGATTGAAGAGGCCCAGAAATGGGCCTCTCCTTTTTGTTTGAAATATTTACTACAGTCTTATATAATATTGTGATGATACTATTATCCAAGCGAGAACATTTATTACACTATATGCTTCAAGGGTATGTTCACTTGAGCAAGAAGGATTATGGTTTCTTCAACAATCTACAATACATCATTAAAACAAATAATCGTGTAACCACTAATCAAAATAAATTGTTTGAAAAGTTACTGACAAAGTATCAACGACAACTAAAGAAATTGGGACATAAAGTAGAGGACCTTGTTGGTGTCAAGTGGGAAGTAGAAGTGGTGACGAGTGCCCAAGAATACTTAACTGCATATATTCAGATAACTGAAGGTGACATTCATATTCGCACCCCTTTCGATACTAAGTTCATTCAATCATTCAGAAATCTAAATGACAATAGTTTCTTGTGGCATAAAGATAAAAAGGTATATGTATCACCTTACAATACATATGCATTGAAATCTGCTATTAGATTGGTTAACAAACATTTCGATAATGTCACTTATTGTGATGAGACTAGTAGGCTATTATATACCGTTAAAGAATATGAATCACTAAGTTGGACTCCTACTTTACACAAAATAAATGATATGTATTTGATAACGGCTATCAATAATTATCTATACGAGGCTATCAAACATATCACTCTCAATAATGATCCAAAAACTCTATTAGAATTATCAACACATGGTATAGCCATATCTAACGATATCGTACAAGATAATTCATTACTGACATTTGCAAGCGCATACGATGCAGTAGTAGATTTAGATTGTTTTGATCAGGTTGCTGAATGGTTAAAATTACTAGGTATAGAGCATGTCTTTACGTCCAAAGAAGTCATATATAATAAAGAAGTCAGTAACTCTATCAAAGTAGCATTATTGAAACATGGACTGACATGTAGCACACTGGGATCAACTGACTATGCTAATGCGGTACTATTAAAAACTACCACCATGGCTAGCACAGCAACTTATCATCCTAAAAGAATGAACAAGATTATACATTTAACAAATAGCAGGCCTATAGAGGTACGATGAGAGAAGCAAAAATCATAATCAAAGATGAAGTCAACTGCAAGATCGAAGGTCTTGAGTTAGACTGCCGCAAAGCATTGATGCGAAAATTCGAACATGAAGTTCCCGGTGCAAGATATCTGCCTGCGGTACGCCTCGGTAGATGGAATGGTAAGGTTAGTTATTGTAGCCTAGCGGGTAGTACATATATCAATCTGATACCTGATATCGTTCCCATATTACAAGAGTATGATTATGATATCGAATTGGTTGATATGCGTGAATATCAAACTACTTTCGAATTTACTCAAGTGTCCATGGATTCGTTTTCCGATAAGGTATGGCCCAAAGGTCACGTTGAAGAGGGCAAGCCTATCATGTTGCGCGATTATCAGGTAGATATCGTCAATAACTTTTTAAAGAACCCGCAGTGTATTCAAGAAGTAGCGACAGGTGCAGGTAAAACGATCATGACCGCGGCTCTAAGTAAATCAGTAGAGCAATATGGGCGTAGTATTGTCATCGTACCAAACAAAAGCCTTGTTGTACAGACTGAAGCAGACTATATCAATCTTGGATTAGATGTTGGTGTATACTTTGGTGATCGCAAAGAGTATAACAAGACACATACTATCTGTACTTGGCAAAGTCTTAACAATCTGTTAAAGACTACAAGAGCAGGTGAAGCAGAGATCAACATCAAAGAGTTTATCGAAGATGTTGTTTGCGTCATGGTAGACGAGGTGCATATGGCCAAGGCTGATGCATTGAAATCACTATTGACTGGACCTTTCAGTCATATTCCTATTCGTTGGGGACTCACTGGAACTATACCTAAGGCTGTGTATGAGCAAGTGAGTTTGCTTGTTAGCCTAGGTCCTGTCATCGGTAAACTCAGCGCGGCTGAATTACAAGAGAAGGGTGTGTTGGCACAATGCCATGTGAACATTGTTCAATTGAAAGACGGTGTTGAATTCTCAAACTACCAAAGTGAATTGAAACATCTATTAGAAGATGAAAAAAGATTAGACAAGATCAGTCAATTGATTGATAAGATCAAAGATAGCGGAAACACATTAGTGTTAGTTGATCGTGTCAATGCAGGACGTGAATTGATATCACGTATACCAGATAGCGTGTTCATATCAGGCGAGACTAAACTAACCGAGCGCAAAGAAGAATATGATGAAATTAAAGTAAGCGCCAATAAAGTTATTGTTGCTACTTATGGGGTAGCGGCTGTAGGCATCAACATACCTCGCATATTTAATTTGGTATTATTAGAGCCAGGTAAATCTTTTGTTAGAGTTATTCAATCGATAGGTAGGGGAATTCGTAAAGCAGAAGATAAAGACCACGTAGAGATTTGGGATATCACAAGCGATTGTAAATTTGCTAAACGTCACTTGACGCAACGCAAAGCATATTACAAGGAAGCAAAGTATCCATTTACTCTAGAAAAACTTGACTATTGAACAGGAGTGTTGTAAAATAGCAACATGAGAATTTTAACATTAGATAACAAATATTACAATCTGGAAACATTACCAGATGAGATCGATGATCTACGATTTGCGATACTTGATAACAGCAATCCACAAAACGTTGACTATTTCTATATACCACTGATTTTTGTTGAGAGTTTCAACAGCGCGGCATTGGTATTGAAGATAGGCGACAAGACTATCAAGATGCCATTAGATTGGCAGATATTGATTGGTGAAAAAGAACATGGTGACTTAGAGACATTGCCATTAAGCAGTCTTAATGATCGCGGGTTCAACGCATTTGAATTTAACCCATTGAGTTCGTTTAGTCCTAGTTTCATGCCTATCGAAATCGTAGACATATATCATGATGTCACTTGGTATGCACCTAGATTGCGTAACGGACAGTTCTTGTGCGTACCTATCGATGATGGTCCTGAACCCCGTTGTGTATATTTTGTTAAAGAGATCAGTAGAAATTGCGAGATCGTAGATTACAATCAAGTTTTTTAATGAAAGGAAACGTATAATGGCAACTTGGAAAGTAGAACCAACATGGAAGAAATCAATTATTGAGCGTAATTACCTCAGTAAAGATGGTAACACAGTTATGATAGAAACTGGCTGGCGATGGGGAGAGTTTACAGTTGAAACTGAAGATGACAATCCTCCTAACATTGAAGCAGGTGTAGATATCTATGATTGCGGGTATGAAAGTGAATTAGTTGAAACTAATGATGGGTGCTGGGAAGAACATGACTTTGATGAATGTGATGATGAAACACAAGAATGGTTAGAAGAATTCTTTGAAGAAGGTAATAGTTGGTTAGACCTCGAATGTGATCATGGTTGGTTGCAAGATGAATGCGAGATGATCATCGATTGTGACCTCAAGATCACACGCATCAATGAAGATGGTACTGAAGGCGAGTCATTTACAACAGGCGGGGATGAAGAGCCTAAAGAAGCGATGAAGATTGAACCAGGCGCACCGTGGCCTTTCTCAAATGCTAAAAAGGAAAACGAATGAATTTTTTTAGAAAATGGTTTGCTAAACAATGTAAACGAGCATGGGAAGATAGCCATAATCTTATAGAAGCCGATGTACCTCAAAAGTTAGTTACTCCCGCTAGGTCTATTGATAGTAACGGTATGAATTTCACCGTTTATCGTGCAAATGGCGGGCATATAGTAGAAACTAGACAGTATGATAGAAAGCGTGATAATAATGATCATAGCCTGCATATCATCACCGATGACAAAGACTTGGGTGAAGAGATCGGTAAGATCATCACATTTGAACGACTGAAGGCATAACATGGCTAAAGCAAAGGTATCAGCAGACGAGAAGTTTGAGAAACAGGATTTCGATCTGTTTGAAGCCTTATCGGCTATTGACAACAAAGACTATGGATACTATGATCGTTTAACGGATGAGCAGAAACAGAAGTTCAATCCGTTCATGTTGATCAAGTGGATTACATATATCAAGGGCAAGACTGAAGCACAGCAGTACTATGTGCTAGCCAATAATGAATTCGCTAACAAATATATGTTCAACGAGATCGTGGGAAAGCATCCTAAATTACAATGGTTGATGTTGTGTTCAGCAAGCCCTAAGTTAGGCAAACAATTCCGTCAATGGATACCTCAGATAAGCGAACGTGTTAGTAAACTCAAAGACAATGCCAAACTAACCGACATACGTGAATATTATAATAAAATATATCCTAAGGCTGATAAAGAATTAGTCGATGAGATATCGAAACTTTACGTAGCAGAACATAAAAAGAAAGTATACCTTGCACAAAAATTTCCAGAGATGAATTTCGATGACATTGAAGCACTTAGTAATTTCGTCACAGAAGATGACATCCAAAAATACGAAAAAGAACACGGCAACTGAACATAGTTGTGAATTTTGTGGTCGCTCTTTTATCAGAGAGAACACAATGCTCAAACACCTATGTGAGACGAAGCGTAGGTGGCAAGATCGTGACAAGCATGGTAATCGTATAGGGCATAATGCGTTCATGCAGTTCTACAGTAAGCACAGCAGGAAAGCAAAGAAAGACTACATGGAATTTGCGAAAAGCGCATATTACACTGCCTTTGTTAAGTTTGGTAACTATTGTGTGGAAGCACAAGTATTGAATCCTAGCAGATATGTAGACTGGCTATTGAAAGAACAGATTAGCATAGACAGTTGGAATCGTGACACTAACTATACTAAGTTTATCATTGATTTTTTAAAGTCAGAAGATCCATTAGATGCAATCGCACGTAGCATTGAGACATGCATAGTATTAGCCGAAACTGATAAGATTCAGAATAAAGATGTGTTGAGATACGGTAATCGTAACAAAATATGCTTTGAGATTACGAAAGGAAAGATAAGTCCATGGATGCTATATCATAGTACTAGCGGGTTAGAATTTCTAGGTAGCCTAGATTCTACACAAGAAAAGATGATCTTTGACTATATCAACCCAGAACAGTGGGCTATCAAATTCAAGCGTTCTCAAAATATCATAAATGAAGTCAAGGAGTTGTTGAATGTCGCAGGGTACTAAAGTCAGGCTTGAATGGCGCGACGGACGTAACAACACCGAGATGTGGAATGAAATTTGTGCGTGGTGTATAGATCAGTATGGTTTACCAGGTGGTAAATTCGAATGGCATCCCGATACGGATTACATGGATTTTTATTTCTATGATAATAAAGATGCTGTTCACTTTGAATTAAGATGGGGATAGATTGAATCAAGTGACTCTTTATATCGACTCTATGAAGACTATAGAAATAGTACATGAATTAAAAAAGATAGGCTGGGTACAGAATGTAGATTTTGATTTTGCGTTCCATCAAAGTCATTGGGACAATATGACCGGAGAGATCCCAAAACAGGCCGTGTTTACTTTTTACAATGAAAGCCATGCTAGTTATTTTTCCTTAAGGTGGGGATGATGCGTGATATAAAACCAACATTAGAATCAAAAGAAGGATACATGATATGGGA